CAAAATTGTTGATGTAGTATTTTCTGTTACTGCTGTATAAGTTTTACCTACCAGAGTATATGTAGTTGGACTAAATATAGGATCTGTATCAATATGAGTACCTGTCTGCAATTTGGCTAATTCTGAATTAAATTTTGTTAAATTTATCTTTTGGTCAGCAATATATATATGCTCGTTAAATTCAATCAATGCCTCTGGTGCCCCAAACAATCTTAATATAAACTCAATGGAACGTCTTGTACCTTTTGACTTAAATAAGTAAAATGAATTGATTGTTAAGTTCCTATAAAATGCATAATTCAATTCTAATGGTGTTTGTGATCTATTGTATGCAGGGTATTTGAAATCACTATTATTCCCAAATATGGATTCAATCAATGTCTGGTCATTTAAGAATTGGAAATCTTCTTGCCAACCTAATGTCTGTCCTAAATTTAATAATAATTGTGATGGTATATCATTCTTGGGGGTGTAATTTACTGAATTCATATATGCCAAAGAATCAATGAATTTCTTAACCTCATCAAAACTCCTACCATATATTTGAAGCATACTCTCAATCCTCCTATCAAATGTATCAAACTCTTTCAATGAATCTGAAACAAAAAATCTTGATATAAGATTTGTTCTAGCATTATCAAAATAATTTGCTATAACTTGAACATTATCCAAATAGGTTGCAAACCTATCACTTAAAATATCTATATTCCAAACCCCATCCAAAGGGAATGTTAAATTTGTATCAACTAATGTAAACTGTCCATTATCATTCTCTTGTGGAACTTGTAAGGTCATTGTGTAGATTGGTGATGATAATGTATTTAACATATATTGTTCTAATTCATCCAACTTACTCTTTAACACCAAATTATATAGAAAATCACTTGGTCTAATTATGAATGACTCAACACTATTAACTGCTGATGTTCCAAATGGTGAACCTGAAACTGTAATACTTAAAACACCTTCTGTTAAACTTTCAGAAGGATTTAAAATAACTAATGGATAAAGAACCCCATTTAATGATAACACATAATCAACATAATATTGTGTCAAATTCCTATACTCTGAAACAGACATTTCCTTTGCCAATAAATTAACTGCTGAATTCTGACTAAAATCAACACCAAAAGGGTTATGTATCTTGGTTATGTCAATGTCAAAAGTGGTATCATCTGTTATAGCATCATAAATGATATTTGTTGCGGTATAACCTGTATTTGAATCATTATCATAAAAACTAATATCAATAGATGCTGGGAAATTGTTTATCACATTTGTTATAGACACAGAAAACCTTTTAGATAATGATCCATACATAACAAAACCCATAACCTGGCTTATATCATAATTTGGATAAACATCCAATTCTTTTGCTAATGCAGTTCTAATATCACCAACCTCACTAATTCCTAAACTCTCTAAATTGACCGGTGCATCAAACACATTTGTTTGAAATTTACGTGGAATAGTCTCAAATATAGATGGTCTAAATTCAAATGTACCAAAAGTCAAACCACCCCCTGTTACAAGTTGGTATCCAACCAGATTGTCAAAAACACTACTAGTTCCAGCAAGGGGATTATTCTTAATGTAAATTATTGGCATTATTCTATTATATTATCAAAATTTTTGCTTATGTCTATATCATCACCCCTATCTTCCCTAACCTCATATAATAATTCATTAAACTGATTTCTAACTTCAAATAGATTATATTGCCTATATATGTTGTTTGTTGGGTCATATAAGGTATAAACTCCATCCTCAATAGATTTTGTCTGATTTCCAAATATTCCAATGGCCAATGTGGATATATCATGTTCTGCTATCTCAACCTCCAATGTTGTGGGATTAAAATATGTATTGGTTATGATTATATTCTGATTTGGTTGACCAATAAAAGGTGTTGCATTTGTCTTATTGGAAGGTGAACTACTTGGGCTTAAAGTTAAAAAAACAAGATTTGTGTTATTATCCACATATCTATATCTTATTGATTTTTGATTTGTATTTACCTCATTTGTTATAATTGGTTCGCAAAAGAAAGATGAAGTTATCATCCTAAAGAAGTTTGGCACTTTCTGTCCATTATTCAAATACTCCACTCTATATCCAACCAATTCTTGGGGAACTTCAAACTTATTTCTAAAATCATCTGGAACATCATCCAGATTTATCACAATACCCTTCACATTTGGCAATGCACTTAAAATACCACAATCATTTATTTTTGTTCTTATTTGTGCTGGTCTTAAATATAATGTATAATAACCAAGTGCTGTAAATTCAGAAGCTGGTAATGTCAAATTATATAACCCCCCCAATATTTCATCAGGATGCTCACTATCAAAATAAGGTTTCAATATGGTTGTTGCATCCAATCTTTTTTGTGAAATCAAATCTGCTTGATCCCTTGTTGGTGCATACACCATTACTATCTCCACATCTTCAGGGCTTACATCACTAGGTCTAACCGTTCCGTATGTACCAATTGCCATATTATTACATTTTTATTATAAATAGTTTAGTTCTTTATTTATTTGTTAATTTGAAATACCCATATCCATATTTTTCCATATCTTGCAATGTCTTTACCTCCCCAAGCCTCTGGACCTTTTCATAACCTGAATTTTTACCCCTCTCCACAAAAACATTTGAGAAAATTTGAACCTCATCTACTGACTTCAATAATGCCTCATTCTTTGTGATTGGAACTAATTTAGCAGTATCTTTGGTTAATCCTTTACTCTTTACCTCAAATGTTGTAACACCAAAAGGATAATCTACATAGTTAATATCTTGTATGGTATATGCTGTAAATAAATTATTTATATTTGTCACTTTACCATAAACACTACCATCCTTAAACACATCAACACCAGGTTTGTAGGGTGTTTGACCATATAAAGACAACTCAATCAAATTTGATTTTGTATAACCTGTAATAGTTACCACACTATCATAAACATACTCATCAATATCCATTCCTGTGTCACCAGTAAAAATATAATCATAACTTATTGGTGAATCTTTCCACGGTCCACCACTTGGGATAAACTCCACTGTCCCATTTGGATTATCACTAACTTTATTTTTATCAAAAGGAATGGTTATAGTTTTGCTAATAATATTAGTGCCAAAATTATTCTTTTGTGTTAATTTTATAACATATTTTGCATTTGTTTTTGGATATGTATGGCAACTCTTAACACCAATCATAGGCTCAACCTTGCTATTATCACCCCAATATATTTCATATTCTGATCCTTTGGTATAGGAACTCAAAATGGATGTGTTGTATATGCAATATTCATACTCACTATTAGCACTAAAAATGTAATTTAAGGCTGTTTCCTTTTGCTGTATTGCACCATCAAACTCTGAATAATAACCAATATCAAAACAATCTTGTGTGAGTAAGATGGGGATTGTAAGCCCTGTCAATGATGATGTACCATTTACCCCACTAGTCAACAAACTAGTCATACCTGTATAGACACCAAAAGTATTACCACTATAAGTAATTTCCTTAACTATGGATGATAATGACTCGGGGGATATTTTAATCTTATATACCATTATTTCTTTGTTACATATTCATACCATTTCATAGGATTGTTCTTAACCCCCACCTGGGTATTATCCTTGATGTCATAATACTCATAAGTATAAGTATCATAATTCAAATTTATCTTATAATAAAAATCAAAAACTTCATTCAAATTATACCTATCACTTGTTTTTGATTGGCAAATATTTGCCATTCTACTAACCCCACCTGTCTTGCCATTAAAAAAAGTTGCACTAACATAAAAAGTATCAAAATTAAAGATTTCCTTATCCTTTAACCAATAAACAAAAAATCCTTCTGTATTTTCTGTATAATCCAAAAGATACATTGGTGTGGCAATCTCACCTAATTTAACCCCATTACTTGCTTGTAAGATTGTTGTTAGATAAACTTTTTGTGATTTGCTAAATGGTGTATCATAATAATCTAATTTGAAAAAAGAGTTGTTAAAACTATTTGACACATTCTTTATATCAATATCCAAGAAATTATTGCTTGGGGTGAAATATGTTGAATTCCAATTAGTGATTGAATCTAACTCCTTTCCATTATGGAAATTAAAATTTATGTTTAAACTATAATCAATTCCCATTTCATTAATCTTTTATACATCTAATAGAATACCCATTGTTGGGGTCATCTGGCTGAAAATCCAAATTATCATTATTATATTTCAACTGAACCAATTTTTTAAAGTTGGCTCCACTTCCATTTGTCTGTGTCCAAAATGTTGCAGTTTCCCCAAAAAAGTTAAAATTACCATTATACAATCTTCTTCCAGCTGGATAAGCATTAAACCCACTTTGATTTGTTGCACTATCATTTGGTGAATTCCACCAAACAAAACCTTTTGGACTCTAC